CAGAGAGAACCTCGGATCCCTGACTCACAGATGCCTCCAACTGATGTTAAAGATCTATATCATTGGGCAGTGAAACACCACAAGCCGTATCATAAAATCTTTGCCAAATGGGCCAACAGAGAAGGATTCAAGTCTGTTGCACCAGCATTGCAGAAAGCAGGTAATCTAGACAGTGATGCTATAGATTACTGGACCCCCGAGGCCTGGAAACTGTGGCATGGCGGAGAACTGCCACAAGGATACAGCAGACAGCGCATACCTGAGGAATTGAGAGATTATCTTGAAACTGTGTTCGATGCATACGATCGCATAGTGTTTGACTGGCCCACAGAATATCGTCAGATCAGCGAACAAGGTGTCACGGAAGATACAATGTTTGGCGATGACCAGACTTTTATAGATTCAATAATCGACCCTGCTGACAAAGAAAAATATTTAAATCAACTAAAAAAGACCAAGGATATTTGGGCTTTATCCTTAGTGAATAAATCTCTGAGAACGGCTGCTTACTCAGAAATATACAAACTGAAAGATTTAAAGAAGCAACTGGCCAGGAAATATAATATTGCCAGTAATGTTGACGATGAAGAACAAGGTGTGGCGGAAGGCTTGGATGAGGCAAGTGTCATGGAACTTTCTAATAAAACAATGAAACAATATAGAAAACAAGCCCAAACAGACATAGATACTACTGACGATGCTGGACTTTATACCGATTCTGACATAGATAGAATAGGGCGCCGATCGAGAGGCATTGACCGAGCAACCTTAAAAATCAAAGCCAATAAGGAAAAAGAGAGAGAGCAAGGTGTGGCGGAAGGCAAGGGTCTAGCCAAGAAGGTGCGGCAAACTCTCAATGCCTGGATGGAGCAAGATCAACAATACGAAGACCCAACCCAACGGGCCGGGTTCCAAGCCAAAGTATGGCCTTACATACAAGAGAACATACGAACTATACTTGCAGACAAAGGTGAAAAAGGCAATGGCGATTATCCGGCGGCACCTTATGCGGCTTGGTTATTAGTTCAACACATGGACGCTTATCCACAAAATCAAATTGAATTTTACAACAAACTAAAACAGGACATTCCTGATCATCCCAAGATCCAATTCTTAAGAGATCGTGCGGCAGTGAATCAATGGATATTACAAAATGCCAATAATCCTAAGTATTATTACAATAGTGAACCATTGCCCAATCCCACAGTAAATGTGCGTAATCCTGCCATGTTCAAAGATGCTGGTATAGTAGCTACAAGTAGAAAAGAAGCATTAAATAATGCTATAAATGCAGGAAATAAATTGTTGGTAGGCGCGGTTCGAGCAACTAAGGCAAAAACACAACCAAGTTATAAGCAAGGTGTGGCGGAAGGCCAACAGATTCATGAAGTGTTTGCTGATCAAGGTTCAGGATCCACTGATCGAGACAATGAGGATTACATGAAACGGCGCCGTGCAGCCAACAAAGCAGGCTATACCGGCCGCGAAACCAAGGCCGGCACTTGGCGTGTGTTCAAAGACGGCAATGCAGTGGCAGCAGCAGGACCATTCAAGTCAGCAGATGAAGCCGCTGCCTGGATCAAAAAGCACAAACAAGGAATCACAGAGATGGACAAATCACAGACTCCCCCAGGACGCGATACCGGTCCTCGCTCGGGCCCAGAGAAAATAGCAACTCCAATAACACAAGAAAAAATGGTCAAACACGCGCTTGATACGCTGACCAAATCAATGGCTAAAAAAGATAACAAGAAAAAAGATGTTAGCGAAGCATATCCACTGGGTTATAGCACAGATCCTGCACAGGGTAAATGGTATCAAGAAGGCATGGATGCGGTCAAGTATGGCACTGTTGGAAATTCTATTAAAGAGATTGCAAAAAAACATTTTGTTCCACCACAATGGTTAGAAGCATTTACAGCCGGATTTCGACAACAAGAAGAATGGAGCAGAGAAGGCGCTGCTCGTGGCTTCCCGGGTGGCCAGAAACCTGAGCCTTACACTACATCAAAGGCAATGTCAGTGCCGCCCACATTCCAACCTAATACCAATGCCAGAGGAGGTGGTGGTATGGGCATGAATCCAGATCCATTAGCACAGTTGATGAGAGAATCAGGGATAGGTAGTGAGCCGTTGATGAAGAAACTTCGAGCAGCCTTGATCCGCGAAGGCCGTGTGAAAGAATTGGCCGATGATCTCAAAACCATGTCAGACGCTGACTTCATGAAGAAATACGGCAAGGCCAAGGCTGCTATCCGCAAGGAAATGAACAAGCACCTGGCAGAAGACGACACAGCCGGTCAACAGTTTGTGGGCACCGGCACCAGCAGTAACTGGCAGATGTCCGTGGATATTGCTAAGTTGAATGCCAGAAAAAAAGCAGCACAAAGCATCGCCGGCACTGCTAACTTTCCCAATGGGGGTCAGTTGCCTGCAGGAACAAAATACGGTCCACAGGACACCAAGTCTGACGGCGCAGGCAAATATGTAAGCACATATGTGATCACTCTTCCTGCACCCGCTCAATCAGCTGAACCGGCACCAGCAGCACCCGGCGCTGCTTTAGATAGTTCGCCTGCTACCAGCACCATGAAAGGTAGTATGAGCACTAGTGAACCGTCTGCTGCCGGTGCCGCTGCTGGAAACTACATGAAAGTAAACGAACTCAGCACCAACAAGCTGGGTCAATACAAAACTGCTGCTGCCAAGGATGCTAAAAAAGCAGATCAAGCCGGCGACTTCAAACGCGGTGACAAACGCCTCAGCGGCATGGTGCAGGCCACAAAGAAACAGTTTGACAACGATGCCAAGAAGGTTGATGAAAGTCGTGCTGCTCGTAGAGCACTCATGGCCCGTATTGTAAACGGCAGATAATGACTGAGGATGTGACCATCCTGTATCAGGGTGGATCGGGCGGTTTTGCACTGTATTACTACCTGTTATTGACCGGCAAATTTCAACACAGTATTGAAGAAACCTGGGAACTGATCCACGATCAATTTCCTGCGGATCTGGCCACTGATCCTGGCACTTGGAAAAGTCGAGAACTATGGCCGGACAATGTGGCCTTGAAGAAACAATCTGGTCCACGTCTGTTTCTGATCTGTAATCCACTATGGAATGATCACATGATCCAAGTCAACCATGCCATCAGCGACGACACCCACCGGATACTGTTACACACATCACTGAAACTGCAACTACGCATGGCCTGGGAGAAACGTGCTTACTGGTTCACCGATGTGAGCCGACACGCATTTGCAGCACCCGACACAGATCGGGCATACATCAGATGGATATTAGAATCTGGTGTGCCATTCCACGACACGCAAGTGGATCCTCAAGTTCCAGCAGTGATTAAAGAATTCCGGCCCAACAAGATCATACGACTTGAAGAGCTTGTATCTCAACCGGCCACACCGGATCAAAGACGTTTCCTGGATCATTGGATCAGTTTACAACCTAAAAAAGCACTAAATCTCATGCACCTATAAGTAGAAGATGAAAACTGTGATCATCCTTTATCTGCCCGGACATGCAGGTAATTTTGTAGCTAGGTTATTTTCATTAGGGCGAGAGACCATGCCCTTGATGCAACAGCACATGCTACAACATCATTTGGAATCAGTGACCGATATACCCAATGACTTTGATAGACTGGAAAACTATCGATTTTCAACAGTGACTGCCGCGTTTAACAATTGGCAACAGTTTCACAGATCATATGCCGACTACAAAGAATACTCGTGTTATAATCTTTTGAACATCTACTGCAAACAAAAATATTCCAGGATAGTGTTTCCTTTGCATCCTTATGAGTTCATTGCCGACTTTGATAATCAATCCCAATCAGAATTTTACTACGTGGATCTTGATCTAGAGCAATGGGGTGATTGGGTCAACCTACAACAAGCAAAATTACATTTCCAATATCGCTATAACGAACATCAGCAGTTTGAGGACCTCAAAGCCAAACATCGCATGTGCCCTATCAGTCTGACCAGATTACTAGAAAGTCACGAATCATTCTTGAAGGAATACTATAGGATCTGCAAAATCATGGACATTGATCCACTGCCCGAACAGGCATTGTTATTGCGTCAAGATTGGATGAGTGTGAGAGTCAAGCCCGAAAACATCTATACCATAAGCCAACCTCCCAATGATGATTTTACACATGACATATTTGTGGATCTTGTAAAATCCCATGCAGGACCTTCAGAAGCATATTATATCTGGAGCTCACCACCACGGACCTTGAGAACATTTTTAAAACACACACCGTTCTCTGCGCCTACTATCATCATTGGTATAAAAGATCTGCTGGAAGCATATGATTTGGAACAGTTCAATTGGTGGCAAAATCCTACCTTGACCATAGTGTCTCTTATCCGTGACATGGCAAAACAACATGCGGACAAAAATTTCATATTGTTTGTCAGCGTGGAACAACTGGAACTGTCATTGGATGAACCTAACTTGCACATCATCCCCTGGGGCGGCGATTGGGTCAATCAACGCGCCGGCTACAGTAGGTTAATGCCAGTGTTAGATAAGAATTTCAACAGCAATAAAACCTTTATAAATCTCAACAGACATGCACGAGATCACAGGATAGTGACATTGAGCTATTTGTTTGGTAGTGGTGTTGCTGATTCCGGTATGATAACATATCTAGGCAATGTCAATGAAAACAGATCAACCCTGTTGTTGGATCGCATATATTGGGAGTTTGACAACTCAGAGATAAAAGAAAAAATACTCACAGGGTTTGATCTGATGAGATCTGCGTTGGACACGCCCGGCGATACATTTGATATCTATCATGTTTATGGCAACGGGCAAAACGACAACATCGGTAATTTTGAAAATCAATTACGCAGACGGTATCGAGATAGCTTTGTGGAGATAGTTAGCGAATCATCCTTCACTCCAAGCTCTTTCATGCTGACCGAAAAAACAGCACACGCTTTTTATGGATGCAACTTTCCTATCATGCTCAGTGGTGCAGGTGCAGTAGCACATCTTAGAGAATTGGGATTTGATATGTTTGATGACATCATAGATCACAGTTATGATCTGATCTCTAACCCAATTGATCGAATAGTCACAGCCATAGATGCCAATCGAAGATTGCTGACCGATACAGACCACGCCAAACAATCATGGAACACCTGTAGATCAAGGTTTGAACGCAATGTAGAAGTCATGCGCGATATCTACACATGGTATGAACAACGCACACGACAAAAGTTTACCGAAACACTTGAACTCTTCAAGTAAACCAACTATAATACATTTTTACTGGAGATACTCAATGAAAACATTCAACGGCGACCAAAAGATCAAACTCACTCAGCTCATCAACGAAGGCATGCAGGTCATGCACGAAGTGGATACACTTTCAGCCGGTCTCAATGATACCATCAAGGCCATTGCCGAAGAACTGGAGATCAAACCTACTGTGCTGAAAAAAGCCATCAAGCTGGCACACAAGGCTGAATTTAGTAAAGCCAAACAAGATCACGAACAACTAGAAACCATCTTGGAAACTGTGGGCAAGACTCTTTGAAGCAAAGTTTTGCTGAATGGCGTGCCAGTGTGGCGGATTATGTGCGAACTGATTTTCGCGCATATCCGTTACGTTTCTGCCTGGAAGTCCTGGTATGGGGCATCTCGCTGGGATGTAGCCTAACCTATGCTTTCATGGTGCCAGACCTGCCATTTGTAAAACTATACATCGCATACATCACTGCCTGCTTGATCATGTCCTGGTGTGCATACACTCGAGGCAGTTTTGGCATACTAGGCAACTATCTGATAATAAGTATAATTGACAGCATAGGGCTGATTAGATTGCTATCACACAGCAGTTGAGAATCGTTCACTTCACGAACATGAATCACGGCTTACCGGCCATAAACGGAGGTATATGAGTTACGTTGACGCACTTTATGATCGAGCACACGATCGCATACATGTGGTTGAAAGAAAGAATGGCGAGAGGATCTATCGCGAATATCCGGCCAACTATGTGTTCTACTACGACGACCCTAGAGGCAAATTCCAATCAATCTACGGCACACCCGTGGCAAGATTCTCTAGTAGAAACAACAAAGAATTCCGCAAAGAAGTGCGGATGCATTCAAGCAAGAAGATCTACGAGAGTGACATCAATCCCATCTTCCGCTGTCTCGAGGACAACTACAAAGGCCAGGACGGCCCAAAGCTTCACACAGCATTTTTTGACATCGAAGTAGACTTTGATCCTGAACGCGGATTCTCACCAGTGAGCGATCCATTCAACCCAGTTACCGCAATCTCTATCTACATGGACTGGTTGGATCAGATTGTCACCTTGGCTGTGCCACCCAGGCACATGAGCATGGAGACTGCACAGGACATTGCCCGAGAGTTTGAAAACTGTTTCATGTTTGAGAAAGAAGCAGACATGCTAAACTCATTCTTGGACCTGATCCAGGATGCAGATATTCTTACAGGATGGAACTCCGAAGGCTATGACATACCTTACACAGTGAACCGTATCAGCAGAGTGCTATCTAAAGATGACACACGGCGTATGTGTTTGTGGAATCAATTCCCCAAGCAACGCATGTTTGAACGATTTGGTGCCGAGAACGAGACCTTTGACTTGGTAGGGCGTGTGCATATGGACTATATGCAACTGTATCGCAAATACACTTATGAAGAGCGTCACAGTTACAGTTTGGATGCCATTGGCGAATATGAAGAGATTGGTCGCAAGACTGCTTTTGAAGGCACCTTGGATCAACTTTACAATCAGAACTTCAAGACCTTTATCGATTACAATCGCCAGGACACAATGTTGATAGGCAAGCTGGACAAGAAACTGCGTTTCTTGAGTCTAGCCAACACACTGGCGCATGAAAATACCGTGCTGCTGCAAACCACAATGGGCGCAGTGGCAGTGACTGAGCAGGCCATCATCGTGGAAGCTCATGAGCGTGGTATGGTAGTTCCCAACCGTAAAGAAAGACTCTCAGATGAAGACACTCAAGCCGCAGGTGCCTATGTTGCTTATCCCAAAAAAGGCATCCACGAATGGATCGGTAGTATCGACATCAACTCGCTCTATCCCAGTGCTATTAGGGCCCTTAACATGGGGCAAGAAACCATTGTTGGTCAACTCAGGCCCATAATGACCGACAGGCTGATCAAAGACAAGATGGCTCGAGGAGACAGCTTTGCTGCTGCTTGGGAGGGCCTGTTTGCCAGCCTTGAATACACAGCCGTGATGGAACAACAACGCGGAACCGAAATCACTATAGATTGGCAGGATGGTGCAGAGACTGTGCATTCAGGTGCCGAGATCTGGAACATGATCTTTGATTCAAATCAACCTTGGATCTTATCAGCCAACGGCACCATATTCACATACGAAAAAGAAGCTGTGATTCCCGGCTTGCTCAAGCGTTGGTATGCTGAACGCAAGGACATGCAGAAGAAAGCCAAGGAATACGAAGGCCGGGACGATGTGCAGTTTGAATACTGGGACAAACGACAACTGGTTAAGAAGATTAACTTGAATTCATTGTATGGTGCTATCTTGAATCCAGGCTGTAGATTCTTTGACAAACGTATCGGGCAATCAACCACCTTAGTAGGACGCACTATTGCCAAACACATGGATGCGTATGTGAATGAATGTATCACCGGTGAGTATGATCACACAGGTAAAAGTATCATCTATGGTGACACAGACTCATGTTACTTCAGTGCATGGCCCATGCTGGAGAAAGAAGTTGCGGAAGGTCGTATGGAGTGGTCCGCTGAGACTTGCATCGCGCTATACAACTCCATAGCAGATCAGGTCAATGAATCATTTCCTGGCTTTATGGAACAGACATTCCACAGTCCAAGAGAGATGGGATCAGTGATCCGTGGTGGTCGAGAGATTGTGGCCAGAACTGGCTTGTTCATCACCAAGAAGCGTTATGCTGTGTTATACATTGACAAAGAGAACAAGCGTGTGGATGTGAACGGCAAGCCCGGTAAAGTCAAGGCCATGGGCTTGGATTTGAAACGATCAGACACACCTGTGATTATTCAAGAGTTTCTCAGCGAGATTCTAAATAAGGTCCTAACAGGAACACAGAGAGAAGAGATCGTGGCACGCATAAGAGAGTTCAAATATGTATTCATGGAGCGTCCAGGCTGGGAGAAAGGTAGTCCCAAGCGTGTGAACAACTTGACCAAGTATAGAAAAGAAGAAGAACGACTGGGCAAAGCCAACATGCCCGGGCATGTGAGAGCAGCCATGAACTGGAACAACTTGCGACGTATGAATTCTGACAATTATTCTATGCAGATCGTAGATGGTATGAAGACCATTGTGTGCAAACTCAAAGATAATGCACTGGGATGGACCTCGATTGGTTATCCCACAGACGAGATGCACTTGCCGCAGTGGTTCAAAGACTTGCCGTTTGATAACAGTGGAATGGAAGCCACTGTGGTGGATCAAAAGATCGACAATCTGTTGGGTGTGCTGGGATGGGATCTAAAATCCAGCACCAACACAGAGAACACATTTACTAGTTTATTTTCATTCGAATGAAACTCAGCAGCATAGTTCAATATCTAAATCACCTAGAAAGATTAAGTGTTCGCTACGCTGCTGATGTAGCAGTTAAAGAAGTGGCCAAGATCACTCATGTGGTGCAGTATAACGATATACAGATAGGGGATGTGGCTGCGGATCTGATTGTGTTACAACAAGATATAGACAACACATTGAAACAGTATGAAGAAAAATTAAAACTGCTGAGACAAGATGTTCAAAAACTAATCGAACACAATGAGCCCAAATACTTTGCTGAAAGCACAAATAATTATCAAGAAGGCATGAGGTCCGATACCCCGGCCACTATACTGAACAATCGTCCGGGGTATGACCCAAAAACCATGTCTGCGTTTCAAAGCAGATTGAGACTTTACGCCGATTGGAGATTCCCGGGCATGATCCTGCGTCCCGCACACAACCCCTGGCTGGATGATATGGTTGCACTGGACCCTATGTATTTTGTTGATACCAGTTTGGATTTATTCGCACCTACCAAATCCAAGTTCACTCCAGAATATCAGCGGCGATTGCGATTTTATGTGATTGAGGAATATGCGCCTTTTTTTGATAACTTCCCCAAAGGACAATTTGGGGTTGTATGTGCTTTTCATTATTTCCAAAACAAACCCTTGGAGATCGTAAAACAATATCTGGATGAAATATTTGTGTTGCTCAGACCCGGTGGTAGTTTTGTATTCAGCTTCAATGATTGTGATCATTGGACAGCCGTGGGGTTGGTTGAAAATCATTTTGCTTGCTATACCCCTGGGCGATTCATACGCAAACACATCAACGATCTAGGTTACTTGATCACACATGAACATAGAACTCAATCCGATACAACCTGGATGGAAATTAAAAAACCCGGAACACTCACCAGCCTGCGCGGAGGACAAGCACTGGCAAGTATTTTTAGAAAACCTGTTGACAAATCTGTGAAAGAACTCTATAATGCAATGCAACTGGATCAGCTTATAGAATTGGCTGAATTTTTAAAAGTGGATATCAGCCAAGCTAAGACCAAACGCGAATTTAACATTAAAAAAGTTCGCAGAACCTTAGACACACATTTCGCAGAAGAAGACTACCCCGAAGAAACACTTCAGAAACTATTTAAACCAAAGGAAACATAAATGAAAGACCATCTCTTAGACCTTGTGCAACACACTTACGATCTCGGCTGCATTGACTTGATCAAAGTAACAGGAACAACCGCGGACACTGTCGTGACCGGTGTGGCCGAAGACAAATCTGTGATCTTGGACGCCAAGTTGGCCAATCCTGTAGCCGACTTTGTTGGCACATTTGGTATGCCCAATCTTGGCAAACTCAAGACCTTGCTGAATCTGCAGGAATATCGTGAAGACGCTACATTGACTATCACTCGACGCACCACTGGGGAACCAGATGGTATCACATTTGAAAACAAGGCCGGAGACTTCCGCAACAACTACAGATTCATGGCGTCGGAGATCGTGAACGATATTCTCAAGACATTGAAGTTCAATGGTGCTACTTGGAATATCACTTTTGAACCCACAGTGGCTGCTATCCAACGTCTCAAGATGCAGGCACAAGCCAACTCCGACGCACCCAACTTCCAGGTCAAAGTTGAAAACAAGAATCTTAAGTTTTTGTTTGGAGATCACTCTACCCACAGCGGTAACTTTGTGTTTCAGGCCGATGTCACTGGCACACTTAAACACACCTGGTCATGGCCCGTGGCACAGGTCATGAGCATCTTGAGCCTCACAGGTGATAAGACCATGCAGATCAGCGACAGCGGCTGTATGCAGATCACGGTGGATTCAGGCCTGGCTGTTTACAATTACATCTTACCAGCACAAACCAAGTGATTGAACAAGACAACCTCACAGCCAAGCAGAACGACTATGCTGTGTTCCTGCCGGCCATCTCCGGCTTCTATGCCACGTTCATAGGCAAGCAACGCAATGAACACTATGTAGATCCTGCACGTATGCCCGCAGGACTCACAGACATGGAACAGATGAACTGGCTCAACAGCCAAAAAGCATTGTTTCCATATCGTTGGAGTCTGTATTCAGGTGGGCATGCCAATTTGGATCTCAACAAGCAGGACTGGTCAGAGGACATGGTTCGCAACAGAGAACCGGGCAGTTTCATCCTGGGCGACTCGGGTGGATTCCAGATCGCCAAGGGCTTGTGGGAAGGCGATTGGCGAGCTAATTCAGGCTGTGCAAAAGCACAGAAGAAACGAGCCGCTATCTTCACATGGTTGGACACTCTCAGTGACTATGGAATGATCTTGGATATCCCGACCTGGGTGATCCACGACAAGAAGGCCAGTGCTGCATGCCAGATCACCACACTACAAGAAGCAGTGGATGCTACCAAGTTCAACAACGAATACTTCATGGCAAACCGCAAAGGCAAAGACGCCGGTGGTGCCAAGTTCTTAAATGTGTTGCAGGGCGACAATCACACATCAGCAGAGCAATGGTATCAGACCATGAAGCACTACTGTGATCCACAACAATACCCGGGCAAGCACTTTGATGGCTGGGCCATGGGTGGTCAGAACATGTGCGATGTGCATCTTGTGCTCAAACGCCTGGTGGCGTTGAGGCATGACAACTTGCTGCAACCAGGCTTGCATGATTGGATGCACTTCTTGGGCACATCAAAGTTGGAATGGGCTGTGCTACTCACCGTGATTCAAAGAGCAGTTCGTAAGTATGTGAATCCACAATTTACGATCTCCTTTGATTGTGCCAGCCCATTCCTCGCCACAGCCAATGGCCAAGTGTATCATCACATTGATTTGCCGCACAACGACAAGTGGTGCTACAGGATGAGCCCTATCGCGGATGACAAGAAATACAGCACAGACACACGCCCCTATGGGCAGGCTGTGGTCGCAGATGGCCTTGTGAATCACTTTGATGAGAGTCCGCTGAGTCGACTGTTCACCATGAAGGACATCTGTATCTACAAGCCCGGTGATCTCAACAAGATTGGCAAAGAGGGCCGGACATCGTGGGACTCATTCTCGTATGCGCTACTGATGGGGCACAATGTGTGGATGCATTTGGAAGCGGTGCAACGAGCCAATCGTGAGTTCGACACAGGAAACTATCCCCGAATGATGAGAGACTCAAAAGGCAGTCACGAACGATTCGCAGATATTGTAGAAGCCATATTCGCCACACCGGACCGGGCTGAGTCCGAAGCCATCATTGAGTCCTACAGCAGATACTGGATGGATATCATTGGCACACGAGGATTCAAAGGCAAGAAAACTGTGAATGCCAATACCATGTTCAATCAGTTATTCGATGTGGTAGAGGTTGACACCGACCCTGAAGATCTGTTAAACTCTGAAGCATTACAACAACTTGAACAGGATCAAGTATGAACCGAGAAGGTCATAAGGATGTCAAGTTCTTTTACGGAACTGAAGTAGAACACACACCAGCATTTGGAATGCCCACATTGTTTGTGGTTGGCGTTCAAGAGGCGGAATGGATTGGGCATCACTTGAATGGACGGGGGCATATCTACTTTGGTGCCAATCAAAGTTTTCCCAATCCAGATACGAATGATGCTGAGGCATGGAAACCTTGGGAAGACATGATCCGAGGCTTTCTTGATCGCGACTATCTATGCACCTTGGATGTAGATGTTGCATGTGTAGAAGGATTGTTGGAATCAGGATTGTGTGAATATCGTAACTTCATTCCAATGATCTCGGTCAAGATGCCTTACATCCAGCAACTGGGCTACAACGCCACACTCAAACTAGACGACAAGGACTTTGCTGCAACCAATCCTGGCGTTTGGTGCCACAGCATACATGACTTACAAAACTGGGATCGCTTTACTGACTGGTCTAAATATACCAAGGACGAAACACTATGATACAAAGAGAACAAGCACTGGCAGAACAACAACAGCGAATCCGTGATCATGCCAGTCGCAAGATCTGGGTCACATTCCGCAAAGAAGGCATCCATCGATATCCAGGCGCTGATACAGATCCTGCACTAGCCACTGGAGATGAATATGATGTATCGTTTCTTGCTAGTCCTCATCGTCACATGTTTCATTTCCGGGTGTGGATCGATGTGTGGCACAATGACAGGGACATCGAGTTCATCCAGTTCAAGAGATGGCTCGAGAATCTGTATCGTGATAGCACTCTAAGTCTGGACTACAAGAGCTGTGAAATGATGGCAGATGATCTTTATGATCAGATTGCCGCAAGATATCCCGACCGTGCGATCTGGATCGAGGTGGCCGAGGATGGTGAGAACGGCGCCTTGATACAATACAATCTCACCCAACCCGCTCATTCAATCAAACTCTAAGAGGAAACCATGGCCAAGCCCATCATCAAACACACTCCCCGCACAGAACAAACTCTGGACGATCTCGATCAATACCGCGAGTTCTGCGTGGATTATGGTTACAAATTCAACGAGGCGGACTTGTATAACTTCCGCAGTTATGCATTCCAACAATTCAACAAACACAGCCAGGGCAAACCGGCCAAGAACATGTGGGATGAGGACACTCGTCGCCTAGCAGGATACCGCGCATGAGAAAACTCTACTACATGGGGTTAGAGCCATACAAGGCTCGTTACACCCTACAACTGCAAGACTGGAATACCGCGGTGTTTGACGCTCGTGGGCTTGACTATGTTGTGGTGCCAGGCGAAACTCTCAGCAATGACCAAGCCATTGTCACAGGACAAGTGCTGGACGCACATGGACGCACATACTTTGGTATGAGCCAACTCATGAACCTGATCCGCATGATGAAAGCAGGAGAATTGAACAATGAAGATGTGGTCTACTTTGAAGACATGTTTCAGCCCGGAATCGAGAGCCTTCCTTATATTATGGATCAAATTGATCCTGGCCTTCGTCCCCGTATTTTTGTGCGGTGTCTTGCTCAGTCCATTGATCCTGATGATTTCGTTCATGTGTGGGGAATGGCGGGATGGATGGGACACTACGAGAAAATGGTGGACGGCTTTGTTAGCGGTGTTTTGGCCACCAATGAGGAAATGGTGATGCACATGAAGATTGCAGGTTGGCGGGCTCCTGTCTACAATATCTCGGGTCTAGCATTTGGCAAAGCAGAAGTGCAAAGTCGTGTGGCCAGTATCCGACCATTCCATTCACGCAAATATCGTGTGGTGTTTTCAGCACGATGGGATCAAGAGAAGCAACCTGACTTCTACATGGACTTGATCGAGGCATGGAATGATCAATCAGGATTACTACCGGTTGAGTTCTGTGTGTGCAGCGGCGGCAAACTAAAATCCAACAGCGACAGTTACATGAAACGCACTCGTGACTTGGTTGAGAGAGGACTGCTCACAATCTATGAGGACTTGGAAAAGAATGAATATTACAACATTGTTAATGATAGTCGCGTGGTATTCAACTGTGCGCTACAGGATTGGGTTTCGAACACAGTCAGTGAGGCTGATGCACTCGGATGCAATGTTCTGTATCCTGCTTATCGCAGTTTCCCTGAAACTTTTGCCAACGACCATAGTCGTCTTTATGTGCCTTGGAGCATTGGCGATGCTATGGACAAACTGGAAGCGTTATTGGATCGCCCACATCCGGCCATGGGCGCAATCAGCGACTACAACAACGGCACAATCGACCGTATCATCGACATCTTGCAAGGCGACGGAGAAGACCTGTTGCGGATGAGCACTGACTATCGCAAGCACACTAGAGAATACAAATACTGATGGGGTATCAGTTGTTTATATCCGGAGGATGCAGTGCAAGCTTCACGCATCCTTCTTATAGACATCGAACTTGGCCGGTGCATGTGGCACAACAGTTAGGATGCGAGCATGAGAACACAGCATTACCTGCACAAGGTAATGGCATGATCAGCCGACGTGTGATGTATGCGGTTGAACATGCATTGAAATCCCATGCGGCTACAGATATCTTGGTAGGAGTAATGTGGACCGGATCAGATCGTCATGAATTTTACAACGATCATCCTGTGACGGAATTTGTAGATCAAATGCATTGGGGTAATCCCACTTCGATTGAACAATTTGGTTTATCAAACAGAAAAAATAAAAATTGGGTTTTGATCAATCCACACTATACCAAACACTATTCCGAAACTTATTATCGAGTTTTTCACGACATGATTGACAGCGAAATCAAGACCTGTGAACACGTTTTGAGAACGCAATGGTATCTAGAGAAGCACGGTGTCAGATATTTCATGGGCACATTTACTCAAGAGACATTTCATGGATTAGATCATCCTGAAGTATCTTGGTTGCATGATCAGATCGATCACAGTGTGTTCTTGCCAGGCAGGGGAATATACAACTGGGCAGTGGAATCATCAGGAATGGATTTTGAGAACAATGATCTCATACATCCAACCACAGCACAGAATCAATTATTCACAGAAAAAGTAATTTGGCCATTTTTGAAAGAAAGAAATTATGTCTAAAGTAGTAGTAACAGGTGCAGCAGGCTACATCGGTGGCCAGATCGCACTAGCATTAAAGGATGCAGGGCATGAGGTTGTGGGCATTGATCGTAGACCTTGCCCTAATCATCTACTAGAAGCATTTGATCAGTTTGTGCTGGCGGATATTGACAGCGATCAGGCCAAAACCAAATTGATCCAGTTTCTGCCCACGCACATCGTGCATTGTGCCGGCACCAGTTTAGTTGGGCCCAGCATCAAGCATCCCAGTGATTACTATCACAACAATGTGATCAAGACCATCCACATGCTAGATATCGTGATGAGTGCATTGCCTCGGACCAGAGTGATCTTCAGTTCTTCGGCAGCGGTGTATGGCGAACCTATCATGACTCCGTGTCATGAAGTAGATCCTTGCGAACCTGTAAGCCCTTATGGTGAAAGCAAGCGTATGGTAGAGCAGGTGCTGGAGAGTTATCACAGGGCATACGGCTTGGATTATGTGGCCTTTCGCTACTTTAATGCATGCGGTGCAGATCCAGAAGGTAGACACGGGCAAGAACCTGGTGCCACACATATCATTGCCAGAGTTTTAGAAAGCATCAGAGATGGCAAAGAATTTGTGCTCAACGGCATTGACTATCCTACTCCTGACGGAACCTGTGTTCGTGATTACGTGCATGTGGCTGACATCGCCCGAGCACATGTGATGGCACTAGATCCAACAGTCACAGCAGGCGTATATAATCTTGGATCTAACAACGGAACCAGCAACAGAGAAATCATCGATGCGGCCGAACGGATCACCGGCGGTGCTGTCACAGTTCAACTTGGCCAACCACGACCAGGTGATCCGCCCACGCTCACTGCCAGTGCCGCCAAGTTTGTAATGACAGCGGGTGGTTGGAGGATTCATGATTTAGATGATATGATTGGTCATGCATGGAACTGGTATGCTAGATAAAATATTAGAATTTGAAAAGGCCCTGGCCAAATACACCGGTGCTCCTTACGCGATCATGACTGATTGCTGCACCCATGCCATTGAGATGTGCCTGCGGTATGATCGAGTGCGAGGTCTCAAGATGACTCCATTCACCTATCTCAGCATACCCATGACCATGCACAAACTAGACATCCACTATGTGTATCTGGACGAGGACACACAGACCTGGGCCGGGGAATACAACTTTGCCTACACCAGGGTCTGGGACAGTGCTCGGCGATTGGAACCGGACATGTATAAACATGGGCAGATGCAATGTTTGAGTTTTGGGCATACAAAGCCTTTACAGATAGGCCACGGTGGTGCTATACTGCTTGATAACAAGCGAGCTTATGAAGTGATAATAAAACAACGATATGATGGTCGCGACCTAAATATCACACCCTGGGAGTCACAAAAGACTTTCCAGATAGGGTATCATTACCGGCCCTCTGTTGAAGATGCTGTGCGTGGATTGGAATTGTTGGCACAATATGAATCACAAGCACCTGTGTTCGTGCAGTATCCAGATTTGAGAAACATAACCATTGAGGAATAACATGTCAGAAGAATTTGTGCCAGATCCATTGCTGTCTGAAGAAACAGAAGAGTTTGTGCCGGTGGAAGGTCAAACATACGTGAAGAAAAAAACCGGCAGCGCACAGGGTCGGAATCTCAGTGCTGTGTTGCGTGATCGCATGCGAACAGACGGCAAGAGATTCTGGGCCGGAGACAACATTGGTGAGTATCTGGATGAAACCTTAAAGACTCAGCTGATTGACGAAGCGACTCAGGCATTTGAACGAGTGTTGGACTCTTTGCTGATTGATCGCGAGAATGATCCAAATAGCAAGGGCACAGCACGCCGCTTGGCCAAGATGTATTACAACGAAATAATGGCAGGACGATATGAACCAGCACCAGACGCAACAGCTTTTCCTAACGATAGTGCAGACCGCTACGAAGGCATGCTCGTGGTTCGCAGTGAGCTACGCTCCATGTGCTCTCATCATCACCAGCCAGTTAGTGGGGTTGCCTACATCGGTATCATTGCCGCTAATAAACTTATTGGTTTGTCTAAATACACCAGAATAGCACAGTGGTGTGCGCGGCGTGGCACCCTGCAAGAAGAACTTTGCAATGACATGGCACGAGAAATCATGAAAGCCACTGATGCTGCGGATGTGGCAGTATACATCCAAGCCACTCATGGCTGCTGTGAGAATCGTGGCAT